GAAGAGTAAGTATATCAAGCTAAAGACAGCTAATAACAATCAAATGGTTCCTATACTTAGTGAAGAAGATAGGTTAGCTGCCGAAAGGATAGCTCAATTTTCTGTATACAACTCATTAGAAAGAGGAGTTAGTGGTGGTTCTCAGTTTAGACCCGATACACCAACCCAAACTGAATCAAAAAAAGAGAAAAGCTACTTTAATTTAATTGATGATGTTGTTGTAGATGGTAATGAAAATAGTTTGAGTGCAATAGTTAGGCAAAATCCAAAGTTAAGAGATTATAGATTTGTTTCTTCAGACCCTACAAAAAACTTAAGAGACCAGGTAGTGTTTATGAAAGTTGATGGAACACCTACGGCTCCTATACCTATAGGCGCAGGTACAGCTTTAGATGCAGGTAAGTTATTTGCATCAGAGCTTGGATATTCTGCTGACCAATATGCTGTGGAATCAAGGTCAAAAGACAATTTAATAAACAAGGGTATTATTAAATTTAAAGACTTTAGCAAACCAAAGGGGGAATACAGCGGTTTAGGTAATCTTTCAGTAGGAGGTATAAGCAAAATAGGAGGTGTAACAAAACCTCAGAAAGCAACAGACTACTTAGTAAAAGGTACTGAAGCTAAAATGGCTGCTTCGGCTCAAGAGATTGTAGATGTAGCAAGGTCTAAATACGACAACATACCTGATATAAAAGTAACATCTAATCCTGGGACTTTCCCGTCACAGGATGAAATAACAATTACTGTTAATGGGCAAAGCTATACAAGCAAGGGATATGAAGCTGACAATCATGCTTGGTTATTAGAGAATTTAGATAGAGCATTACGTCAAAAACCACTAGGAGAATCAACTAAAGTAGGTAAATACGATTAAAATAAAAATTAATGGAAGAGCTATATAATAAACTAGTTGAAGCAGGTGATTACACGAAATCCTTTGAAGAATTTGTAGAACAATATGGAGATGCTGAAAAATCTCAAAAACTATATGAAGGATTAAGTTCTGAAGGTGGTTATACAAAATCGTTTGAAGAATTTAAATCTCAGTACGGTTTCGGTGAAAAAAAAAATCAAGTCGATACTCCTTCAAGTGGTCAAGAGGAAGTTACGGAATCTATTACAGAGACTCCAACAGAACCTGGCTCTTTGGATTCTTCGCAGGAAAACGTTGAGCAACCTGTAGAAGTAATAGAACAACCTGTAGAAGTAATAGAACAACCTGTAGGCTCCACAATAGAACTAACAGAAACAGATGGTGTCTTAACAGAGTCAACATATACCAGCTCATTACTAAATGATTTAATAGAAAAAAGAAATCAGGCAGTAGAAGCAGAAAGAAAAAGAGAAGAGCAATTAAGTAAAACTCCATCTTTGTACAGATCTATGCAAGGTTCTGAAGCAAAAGATCAAAATTCTTTATTAGAGATAGATGAGGTTTTAAGAGAAAAAATACTAAACGATTTTAACATTAAAAAAGCTCTTGAATTTGGTCTTATAGACAAAAACTTAATAACTAATGCATTAAAAGGAGATTTAGAAGCTATATCTTCTTTGTCTGATTTAGCCATAAAAAGTCCACAGGAATATAGAGAACAAATAAAAGATAAGAAGTTAAATTCTAAATATGGGTATGCAAATGATTCTGATATTTCTATTGAATATTCTCCTGAAGACAGAGAATCGGGAATACTTAACGATAGAAAAAAAGAAGCTGAAGATAAAGTAAAAAGTTGGAATACTGAAACTAGAAAACTTCTTGATGCAATACCTGGTGGGGAAGGTGAAGCTACTGAAGAGCAATTAAACAATGTATTTAATAGAGAGGGAGCGCCAACAGAGGAAGAATTTGATTTAGCGGAGGAAGAATATGTTCCAACTGGTTTTGAAAAGAGCGATATACATGAAATGTATGATACTCAAAAGTTGCAAAAACTTGGAAAGGATGGAGAAAAATTTGATGTTAAAGAGTTTGATGGTTATCTAAAAGAGCAGGGCTATTTTCAAGCATATAAAAATATGATTGAAGAAGAAACTATAGATGAGACTGGAGAATCTTATAGCATGTACTCCTCATACAATCCAACATTAGCAGCAGAAAGATTAAAAGCTCAATATCTAACTAACTTTATTAATGACAGGGTAGAGAAAAGAACAGAGCTTCAAATAGTAAATTATCAATTAGAGAACGAGGGTAGACATCCTGTTTTAGATGGTGTTGAATTAGATATAAGCACAGGTCTTGATGATAAAGCCGTAACACAATACATAGAAAAACAATTTCCTACGTTAACGGCAAAACTAAAACAACAAGATGTTAAAAACCAAGAAAACTACCAAAAATATTTAGATGGGGGAAATCCAGTGTTTACACAATCTGTTAAGCAGGGATGGAGGTCTGTTGAGGATAGGATAAACAGTTTTTCTGAAGGTACTTATGAAGGTATTGGAGCTAATAATATTGCTGACCAAGTAAGAATGCAGCAGGCTGAAAATGAGTTGTCTCGCGATGATTTTATGAGATATGCATATGCTTCTGGAAAGAAAGCTTATTTTGATGGAAGGGAATACGGAATAGATGAGAGAGGTCAGATATATGATTTAGACATTAAGAAAAACGTAACAAACGTTTTAACAGATGCAATGTCTCAAGAAATAAGAAAAGAAGTAAGTAAAAGCAACGAGACATTTAAAAGCACTAGTGGTGCAGGAATCGCAATTGCGACCACAGGTATAGTTTCTGACATGATGTTACAGATAGCATTAACTAGAGGTGTTGGAATGTTTGGTCAAGGAGTAAAAGGAGGGGCTGTTTTATTCCAAAGAGGAAAAAACGTTGTTAAAGTTTTGGAAAAAATTCCAATGAAAGCAACTACGGCATCTGCTATGATTGCTCAAGGAACATTATTTTCTACAAACTTAGGGAGTAGCACATATAAGAATGCAATTGAAAACGGAATAGATGAGGCCACTGCTAGAGAACTACAAACACTAGCCGCTCAACAAGGTTTTGCTTTAGGGTCAATTACTGCCCCTATTTCAACACAGGCTGTTGCCATGAATAAAATATTTGGAGGATCAACAAACAAAATATCACAAGCTGTTGTTTCTACATATCAAAATGGAGGTAAAAAGGGATTGATAGAGTATTTTAAAAGACTACAGCAAACAGTAACTAGCAACTACCCTGTATACTTAAGAGAAAGCGGAAAAGAAGTGTTTCAGGAAAATGTACAGCAAGGTGGACAAGCTTTTGTTATTGGTAATAATGTAAATGAAATTGCCAAAAAAGAAATAATGGCTAACACTATAACAGGCGCTGAATATACAAACACAACAATATTAGCAGGTTTAGCAGGTCTTTTAATGCCATTTGGAGGGGATTTAAGCGCAACTACTAAAACTAGTCTTAAAGCTAATTTTAATCCAGGAGCGGCAGCTATTGATAGGTTAGAGGCTCTTCATAAACTTTCAGAGAATGTAGATAAAACAGAACAGTTTCTAAACTCAATGGTAACTAATGGCGCTTACACTGAAGAGCAGGTTAAAAATCTATTAGGGGATATAGATGTGTATGTAAACACCATTAACAGCATTCCAACAAACCTAACACCTGAAACATCTTTAGCTGTTATGCGTTATGTTAACGAAATAAAGAAACAAGAAGCGTTAAAAAAGAAAAGAGACAAAGCCTTTCATCCTGCTATAGACGAAAAAATAAACGAATTAAGAAATGAAATAACAATTAGAACTCAGTTTGATTATGTTAATTCTAAAGGTAAATTAAAACTTAAAGAAGAGGCTGGAAGAGAGCTTAACCAAGAAGCGATAGATGCAGGAGAGACAGATATTACAATAACCGATGGGGCTATAACTCAAAGAGCTATAGACAACTTTAATCAGATGGATGTAGACACTAAGTTGAAATACACTGACTTAAATAAATCAGATTTAAAAACTAAAACAGACGAAGATGCCATTTCAAAGCCAAGCACAGAGGAGCAAGTGCTACCAGATGCTCCAACAAGCACAGAAGGAGGGAAAGACTCCGAAGTGGAATTGCAACAAGTGGGAGAAGGAGACGTTGAGCAAGTCACTACCGACACGCAAGTCCAAGAAGGTGAAACGCAAACCGATAAGCCTAGCGACACGACTACGCAGACAGATGTTGAACAGTTAACAGAACCTACCTCAACAGAGGGAGATATGAGTGTGAACAATAAAATAGAGTCATTTGCAAATCGTATTGTTGAAGGAGGAAATCAAGAATCTTTTTCTGAAGATGCTATTCAGTTTTACGCAGAAAATAAAGAAGCAATTGATAATTCTGTTGCTAAAAAAAGAAATCAATTACCAAAGGACAAATCTAAGCAAAGAGCTTTAGCTGTAAAAATAGCTAGGGGTGATACAGAATTTTCAGATGCAGAAATAGATTTATATGCTTCATCTGAAGGAGATGTACAAGCTGAAGTTGAAGCTATATCAAAAACAAATAGTCAGACCATAACAGCTGACACGTACAAAGCTATATTGGCTTCAACCAAAAGCACCACAAGTAAAGACATGGCAAAGCCAGAAAGTGAGAATGCTCAAAGAAAAAGATTTTGGAAGTCTTGGAACAGGTCTGCTAGGGAAAAGAAAATGGACTTAAAGCAGAAAAGAAAAAGTCTTAATGATGGTATAAAAGCTTACGCTAAAAAAAGAAAGGGAACTATTACGGCAGCTCAAACAAGAGCTATTATAAATAAGATAAATAACGTAAATTTAGATAACCCTGCTCAAGTTAAAAAAGTTCAGGAGTATGCTGAGAAAGTTTTTTCTGATGCTGATTTTGCAAAAGACATAGAAACAGCTACAAAACTAGCGAATAGCACAACCAAAAGATTGAACTCAGGTAAGTTAGGTGACAATGGTAATTTTAATGCGGCTGTATCTCAATTAGTAACATTACCTATTTCTGATTTAGATCCTGCTGATTTAAAAGCATATAATGAGCTATTAAAAAATATTTCTAAAAGAAGTAAAAAAACAAAATTAGATAATGAGCTTGTAAAGGAAGCTAATGACCTACTTAATAGTATTAAGTCAAAAGAACTAGAAACTGACTCTGAATTGGAGTATGATGAAGTAGAGGGTTTTGTATATAAGGAAGGTACTCAACAGGTAATTGATAAGATACTAGACGAAGATGTTAGTGGAGAAACTATTATTGAAAAGAACTCTGATTTTATAGAAAACAAACTAGACGCTTTAGACTCTGCTACTTTAGAAATATTAGTTGATAAGGTTAATTCTGCTGAAAACGAAAGCAACTCTGAAATTGTAGAGCAATTAAACGACTATGCTAAAAATAGAAATTCTCTTATAAACACTACTGTAAAAAAATCAAAGAAAGTAAACTTAAATAATCTAAGTAAAATATCTAAAGACCAAAATGTAGGGCCAAGAACACTGACTAACTTAAACAAGGGTCAGTTAGCCATGCTAACAGGGACAGAGCTGTCAGAACTAGACATTCATTTAGATAATATATCTGAAGGATTTTACACTTACTATGCCAACAAAATAGCACAGAAGGTAGAGGCTAATCAAAGAGCTACAAATATAGCTCCTATGATAGACAAAATGTTTACGGCTAAAGCTAAGTTTTCTACGCTTAGACAATATATGGTAGCTGGTGTAAAAAGTCAATATGTAAAAACAGGTGCTGGTTCTCAAGCGGCTAAAAAGATAGGGATAAAAGGTCAAATGATTAGGTCAAATCCGTTAGATGTGATGGATAATATGTTTGGTAATTATAAAAACAATATTATTTATGATAATACAATAAAGCCTACCTCTGAAGCATATGCTGATTTTAAAAACTGGGTTGCCAAACAGACAGATATTTTAGACGCGGTTGAAAGCTTATTAGCTCCAGGACGAACAGAACTTGTAAATAAATCTGTAAAGAGAAGATTTGAATTAACAACTTACTTGCTTCAAAAAGAATTTGAATCAAACTCTAATAAGAAAGGAACTTCTCCTGCAATTGAGTTTATTGAGGGTACAATAAAAAAATATAACAAAGACCCGAAAAGTAGTAAATACAACAAAAAAAGTATTGCTATATTAGAAGAAATAGCTGAACAATACAAACAAGATGGACAGATATCTTTAAAGAAGATGGATGAATCTATGTCTCCCAAAACAAAGCAAGCTTTAAAGATGTTAGAGGGTGTATATTCTGGTTTAGGAGAACTTCAGTCTTATGCCACTAGAATTGTTAGAGGAAATGAATTAGACTTAGTAAACAACTATGTACACCATAGAGTTACTTATGAGGGTAGAGAAAGATATGATGCTACTTTTAATGAGGCAGTTAACTTTTTGAGCATGAATCCAAGTTCAAAATCTAAAACATCTTTTGAAAGAAAGGGGGCAACATCTATAGATTTTGATCCTATAACAACAGCTTTAAGAGCAACTAGAAACACAGGATTAGATTACTTTATGAGTAATGAAATATCAACTACTAAGCAAGCTTTAGGTGTTTTGAAAACAATGTCTGGAAAGGACAAGTCAAAAACAAAAAAACAAAACGAACAGACAGTAGAAGCTGCTCAAGATTTAAATAAGATATACAATGAAGCGCTTAACAATGTAATTACAAATAATTTAGGAAGTGAAGTTCTTGGAGGTAAATACTTGAATGGATTAAGAACGACTGGTTATTACTCTACATTGGCGTCTATTCCAAGGGCAGGTGCAGAGTATGCATCAAACCTTGCATTTGCAGCCTTAGCGACTCCAGGAGAGACTTCTTTAGGAATGACAAAGTATATGAATCTTAGCATGACCACAAGAGGTAGGTTGGTTGTTGAAAACGCATTAGCTACAACTGGAACAAAACTGTATAGTGATGACCAACTTGGAGGGTCTAAGGCAGACACACAAGGTGTGAGTAGAAAAAAGTCTTCAAAACAAGCGAGTAATAATTTGAACGAAGTTCTTGAATACGCTGCAAGAATGTCAGGTGCTAATCGTTTACCTGGAGCTATAGATAAAATTGGAGAAACCTTAGTGACTCTTCCAGATCAAATGATTTCTAGGCCTTTATGGTTTGGAACTTTTGCTATGAATTTTAAATCTGAAACAGGCTCTTATGTAGATTTTGATAAAATTGCTGATAATGATTCAGACTACATGAACAAGTACAGGACAGCTATTAGAAACGCAACTAGAAAAGCAGATAAAAATGTAACTATGGCGGCTACATCAAATGACCCTTTTTCTTCTGTATTAAAAAATCAAGCACAAGACAAAGAAGGTTCTTTAAATTACTATAGACTGCTTAATGGTTATATGTCTAGGTTTACCATAAATGAATATGCTACAGCAAGACAGGCTATTGCATCTATGGTTGGACAAGGACAATTAAGCGTGGTTAAGGGAGCTTCAACCCTAACTGCTATTGGTGTAAGAATGTCAATGTATGTTATGTTGTTGAGGTATCTTAACGGTGCTATGTTTGGAATGCTAGGAATTGGAGATGAAGATGATATAGATTATGAAATGCTAGGCAAAAGACAAGCGGTTGGTGCTGCTGTATCATTAATGACTAGAGGTGTTTCAGGAAATATTCCTATGATAGTTCCGAACATGATGATAGAAGAAGCTAATAAAATTTATGGCCATGAAATGGGTCTGAGAGATAAGCAAGAGTATCAAGGAATACAAGATGCTTTGGTGTATGCTACTATGAGTGTAGATAATGCTAAAAGAAATTTAGCTGAATCAATTCTTATTCAGGCGTCAGGACCTTTAAATCCTCAAGTAAAATCAGTTATGAGGCTATTTAACACTGGTTTAAGGGCATATACAAACAAAACGGATGAAAGTAAGCAGGAGAACCTAGAAAAATTATTTTCTTCAAGAACTGCTTTAGAAATGGCAAATACTTTTGGAGGTGGAATTCCGTTTTACAGGGATATAAGAACAGGCTTTGTTAGAGAAGAGTTTAAGGAGGTTCCAACTGTTAGACCATTTTCATTAAGAGAACTAGAAAAGTATGACAATGCTGAGTATAACAAGCAAATGATATTAAAAGAGTTCTATGAAACAACTCCTGAGTATCAAGAAACAAAAGCGCTAGAGAAAGAGATTAAAAAACTAAAAAAAGAAATGGGACTCTAATTTTTAACCTTATCAATTAACTGTTGTAATTTTCTAATCAAAGAGAAGTTGGGTTTATCTTTCAACTTCTCTTTTAGTATTTGCTCTTTAATTTGTTCCATCATTTTGTAAGTGTTCTGCTTCTCTATTTGCATAGTCAGCTATTTTTTTCATGTCAGATATATCGTCTCCTTTTTTTCTTAGTAGA